CATTTCTCATTGGTTAAATAACGATCACGAAAGCTGGGAGGTTTTGTCATCATGAAACAAACTGAACACACCTACACCGAAGCCGGCTACAAAGTGGCCCGGGCCATTCAGACCGGCAACGCAGCGCGCGCCCGCGCAGCTCTCCAAAATTTTAGGCTGCTGCTGGCCCTTGAGGCCGAACGCGACCGGCCCGAGGCCCTCCGGCTGTACGGAATCGGCTACAGCGAAGCGCAGCATTGATCACCCAGCGCCCACCACGCACCGGCCCCCGGGCCGGACAGGCAACCCGCAAGACCAGCATTCAAGCTGGCAAAACGAGGCTATTTATAGAAGTATTCAAGCCAATAGAACGAGGCTATTTTTTAACTAAACAAACGGAGGCTATATGCCAAACTGGACTGCAAACTCATTGAAACTTATCGCAAAGAATGCAACTTCTGAGGCTAAATTGGCTCAGCTCGTGCGTGAAATTGCTCACGCACATGAGGCCGATGAGGTGCCGCAAATTTTTAACATGATCAAACCAATACCCCGGCCGCTGCAGATTGTGGCTGGCTGGGTCGGGGACAAAGTGGAACAGGCAAAGCTTGAAGCTGCCAAGCAACTTAATTTGAAGCTTTACGGATACCAAAATTGGTACGATTTTTGTGTTGCAGAGTGGGGCACAAAGTGGGAGCCAAGACTAGATGAAACAATGCCGTTCGATTTAGATGGCCATGTTGTCACTATGTGGTTTGACACAGCTTGGGCGCCACCTATTGGCATATACCACGCGCTGGAGGCTATGGGCTTTGATGTAGAAGCAACTTATGTAGAGCAAGGTATGGGCTTCATTGGCTATTACAAAAACGGCCAAGATGTTTGCGAAGAGATGGGTCAATTTTATGTGGAGACAGAGCAAGAAACCTATCAAAATGAATTTGATCCTGTCCCTGAAAAAATTGATCGGTACTTTGACAGCAGAGGATTTACTCATTCACCAACAAACTTTGGAGGTTAATCATGACAAATAAAGACGACTCATTCGCTCGCATTGACAAAATGTGGGAAATAAAAGCACAAGAAAACGCCGAAAGGCGCCAGCTCATACAAGCAGAGAACAAGGGCCTGTCATTCAAAGGCACACCCGAGGCCGCCATGTATGTCATTGAGATATTTAACGAGGCCTTTTACACAGGCGGCCAAGATGCGCCGAATTTTATTCGGGATTTTGTATTCAACATTGAAGTGGCCCTGCAAGAAGCTGGCTACCTTGACGAAAACTTTAACGAGGTGAAACCATGAAATACGATGTAACTATTCAGGCCGTGATTACCAAAACCTACACAGTTGAGGCAGATAACGAAGACGAGGCCTACCAGCTGGCCAATGAAAGATTTGAGCTGACCGAAGAGTTCGGCATTAGCGAAACCTATCAACAAGACACAATCGAAATTCAACCAACCGAAACAGAGGCGGCCTGATCATGGGATACTTTTCTAAAACCTGTGCCAAAACAAATTTGCCCGTAGTCGCAGATTCTGTGCCCTATGACGAATTAAACATTGTCATAGCCCTATTGCCCAACGGAGACAAAATCGAAGGCTCTTATGACGGATACGGGCGCGTTAATGGCATTGAGCTGCCCGTAGAGAATGACGATTGGGACAATATTAAATTTGTCCTCAAGAAATACTACAACGGCGAGCAATACCATGAGCTGGGCGAGTCACACCGGGAAATGGGCCAGGGATTTTTTCTCAGCACGACATTCCTAAAGATGTGCATAAAAAAGGGCGGGTTCAAAGACTATCCAGCCTATGCCCGCGCCTTTAACAAACATTGCTTTTGATTCCCACTATTCCAGCTGGAATAGTCAAACTTGCAATAAACTTACAAAAACCCGCGCAGAGATTCGGCAGCCAACTGGGTGCCAATCCTCTGTTCGGTATCATTGAAGTCCTCACCAGCCTCGCCTAGCCAATAGACTGAGGCTATTTTTTTGGCTGTCGCTATCCCCATTGAGTCATTGTCTGCGATCACCAACGGGTCACGCAGATTCTTAGCGACCTCAAACATATTCCCCGCAGAGAAACACACATGAATCGTATAGCGCTCGCGCAAATGCTTCATGGCCCTTCGCACAGACATACCTGTAGCAAACCCCTCACAAAGAATATTGCGGCCTTTGTTGTCGATCACCAAGCTGGCCCCCTTGGTCTGCTGGCCTGACAGAAAGCGCTTTGTGCCGTCTTCCTGAATGAGCTGGCAGCCAACTAAACGCTGACCCACGCGCATAGGCAGCACAAGCAGACTATTCCAAATCAATCCTTTGTCGGGGAACCCTTTGCGGATTAAGTAGGGATGCTGCTCTTTTGTCGCATTGTTCAGGATGAATGCGGCCTTGTCTGCGGCCCTACGCTGACGCGACTCATGGTCACGCTTGGCCTTTTCCCTCTTGGCTAAAGCATTAGGGTCGGGCACGAACGGCTCGCTGGATTTGTAAAGTATGTGCTTGTCATGTACCGCGAAGTTAATGATTGCCCCCTTGTGGCCATCGAAAATGTACGCGCCATTTTGTTTTCTCGGATGGTCTTCAGTACCAACACGCACCCAACGATCTAAGATCAGGTCTTTGATCAGAAGGCCATGGTCCCTTGCGAATTCTTCGAATGTCATACACGCGCCTTTGACTTAGCCCAAGCAATGTTGCGTGATTTAATCCATGCGCTGGTTTTGTAGCTTGTCGTAACTGGGTTTGCACTAAGACCCCGAGGGTAGGTGCCATACTTTTCTTTGTATTTGTGAGCGGCCCAGCCATCCTTATACCCGCGCGCTTTGGCAAAGAAGATCAGCTCGGAATAGAACTTCTGATTCTCTGTCACCAGCTCGCGCTTGGTCATCTCCAGCTCTGTCAACTGGCCGGGGACATTCAGGACTTGCTTTTGAGCTTTCTCAAACCCGCACTCGCCACAAATTCTGTCAGGCCAAACCCATAAGGCCTTACAAGCTGGGCACTTTGCTTCTTTCTTTTCCTTTTCTGTCGGCTCTTTCTTGGCTGTTTCGGCGCCGTTCTGCAGCTCGGTCACGCCCTCATCAAACAGCTTGTCCCATTCTTTCCTGAACCGAAGGTAATTGCCCGAGTGATCAAGCCACAAACCATAGTCTTTGCCATCAAAAGGTCGCATCACACGGCCCATTTGCTGCACATGGCTGCTGAATGATTTAGAAAACGGCCTGGCTGACACTCCAATCATCACATCAGGCACATCAAAACCTCTGGTCAGTATGTCTGTGGCAATTAGCCCGTGAATTTTCGTGTCAGGCCTGCTGAAGTCCTCGATTGTTTCGGCTTTGAACTCGTCATCCTCTTTGTAGCTGATGGAGACAAAGTTATAACCGCGCTCATTGAACTGGCGAACAAGGTCGCGGCCATGCTCAACACCAGAGGCAAATACAACTGTCTTGCGGGGACCGCCAAACACCTCATTGGTTTTGGTAATCCACTCCTCAACAATGTCGCCCGTGATCTTCATACCGCGCTCAGAAACATCATCGGACGACCATTCACCAGCCACCTTCTTGGCGCCTGTCATGTCGATTTCTTTAGCGATGAAGATCTTTAGCGGTGTTAGCCACTTGTCCTCGATCAACTCACCCGTGGGCTTGGCGCCAACGACATTGGTGTACACATCTCCAAGGCCGTTCGTAAAGGGAGTGGCGGTCAGGCCAATCACCTTCATGTCAGGGTGATTTTTAATGAACTGGACTATTTGTTTGCGCTGGACATGGCACTCGTCAATGATCAGCATCGAGACTTCAGGGAAGTTGTCGCGCTTTTCTAAAGTCTGTGCGCTGCAAATCTGAATCTTCTCGTATGGGCGATAGCGCCAATGGTCTGCCTGCATAACCCCGTGAGGGATTTTGTAGTTACCAAGGCGTGTGCTGGTTTGATTTACAAGCACGATGCGGTCAAGCACCATCGCTACATTCTTGGATTGCTTGGCCTGTTCGAGCATGATGGCCATGGCCACCTCTGTCTTGCCAAACCCTGTAGGAGCATAAAGCAGTTGGCTTTTATGTCCATCAGCGAAGCCCTGCACGAGCTTCTCCACTACTTCCGCTTGATGCGGTCTTAATTCAAGCATTTGATTTCTCCTGCCGGGATACCGCCCGGCTTCGGTTTATTTAGATTCTAAAGCCTTTTCCGCCCTCTCAGCGCGCTTTTTCCAGTAGTTCATCTGCTTGATCATCTCAGCATTCTTACTCTGGAATTCATTGCGTGATTGGGTCATGGTACGCAGCCTAAACTCAAGGTCTTTGACCTCAGATCGCAGCGACTCAATGGTTTCTTGAACCTCTACGCGCGCCTCTTCAGACACGGGCAAGGTCTTGATGGCAAGCATATCTTTGAGCTTTGTATTCTCTTCTGATAGCGCCGTATGCTCAATGGCCAGCTCGTGAAGCTTGTCTTCCTCGGTGTACTCTGGCTCTGGCGGGGGCGCAGCTGGTCGGCCAATGTTTGTCGTGTTTAACCGGCGGCCATCCTTGCCGACTGTTGTAGTCTTCTCAAGACCTAAAAGCTTTCTCACACGGCCAACTGTTTGGACCGACACATCGCACAACTCTGCAATCACATGGTCTGATGCATCGCCATATTCGATGTCTTCTAAGGCCATTTGAACCACATAGCGGCGCTCTTCAGGGGTGCGTGGCTTGCCATGCTTGCTGTTTGCTTTTAAACAGGCCTTGAACGCATCACGCTTTGTTCCTTCATTGACATTGGCTTCGATGTCCAGGAACCCGGCGCGCTTGTGTGCAAAGTAACGATGGAAGCCATCGCTGGGCCAATAAGATTTGCCATCAAACCACAGCTCGATAGGCGGGAACTTGTCTTTTCCCTCAAGAAGCACCTCGGTATAGTGCTGAACCAACGGCTCATCAATCTCTTTGCGGGGCTGAGTGCCGCCGTCTAAACGAATCTTCTGTAAATTAACTTTCATTGCTTTCCTTTGTTTGGTGTTCTTCTTGATGCTCTGCCGGCCCAGCAGGCCGCGCAATGCCACTTTGTGTGGCTTAACTGGATGCCACCCTCTGGCGGCTTCATTTCATTACAACTGGTGCACTCCTTATGTTGATGTACCGGCTGCTTACTGCCGATTGATAATTGTTGTTTTGCAAAACCATTCACTTCTTCATACTCCTTATGTAAACACTAAAACTGTCCAATGTATCCTGACCAAAGACGGTCATCTTCTGAATCTCTAAGGCCACCTCCTCCAAAACTTGGTTGCGCTGAGAGGGTGATACATATATCTCGTGCTCTAGTTGGGTTTCAACCATCTGACGCTTACGCCAGACCAGCGCCCTCTCCCACATATTTAACTCTTGCTTACTCATGCTGACCGCCTTTCTTCAGAATCTGCTAACACCTTACCCAGCTTACTAAGGTAAACAACATTACTCGCGCCTTCATCAACTTCAACATCCTCAGATGGCGCAGTAAAGGACGCCGCTGTTTTTGCTTGAAGTTTTGGTGAAATAACATTGCATTGATACCCGGCCCACTCAAATTCTTGCAACCCACGAATGTGTTCTTTGACCACCGTGATCTTGTCGCCGTACTTTCTTTCGTGCTCTTTGACGTAGTGAACAATCTTCTTTGCTTGGCCGGTTGGTGTCCTGATGGTCTTGTCTCTGTCTTTAAAATAGTAGGGGGTCTGGTCATTGTTGACGCCAAAGGTCACGCGCTCACCATTCTTTTTAACAACCACATTCCAGCGGTTATCACGCTCTGACCACCAGTCATGCATCGCAACAAAATAGTTTTGGGCAATAATTTTGCACTCTTGAATGGATCTTTCTTCATCCTCAAGATATTCTGCTGGGCCCCATGATTTTGTATAAAAAACAGTAGCCTTCCCGTTTGCTTTGCGAGAGTTTGAACTCTTGGCTGGGACTGTATGGGATCTCGTCTTTAGTTCATCACAGAAGCTTATGACCCCCGTCTTTCTGTTTACTGTGATATACATATTGACCCACAACAATTTGCCGTCTACGTCAAAAGACATTCCAAATTGATATGGAACGCCCGTTGCCTTTGATACGTGCCAGGGCAGCTTGTTCATCTTGATTGCAAAAATAAACTTTGCGTAAAATTTTTTTTGAGTGTTAACAGTATGCTCGGACGATTGAGAAATGCACATCAAAGCCGGTAGTGGTTTGGTCACATCGACCAGCTTCCTCTCATTATCCCAATGCATAACCAAAGGGTTTGGCACATGAACGCCAAGCTTCTTTAGGCCAATAACAGAGTCTTTTGCAATCCAAGATCCATCCATTGTTGGCAACTTTACATTGTTAAATGTGTGCTCAAGCTTGTCCAGCAGCTCCGAGAAGTCTTGGCGCTTCTCTTTGTTGTACTTGCGTGGCTTGCGTGGCTCTAGCTTTTCCTCTGGCACCACCTCTGGGATGGGCTTAACGCTGGTAGTTCTGAAGTATGTAAACAGCTTGTTTACAAAGTGCCGAACCTTGTCTGCAAATGAGTGTGCTAGGGCTACCATGCATTTTTCTCCTTTAGTTTCTGTTCTGCAAAATCAACGGCCAACTCCCAGACTTGCACTTCAGCGGTGTTAAACAGCAATCCGTTCTCAAGTACACGCTTGCCACTCTTTTCCTCTGCAGTCAGGCCCTCCCACTCGCGGCCATCGATCTGTTCCACCATGTCGCATATGCCGGCATAGCAAGTGGGGCAAAAAGCCACCGGGATAATCCCAATGTAACCCTGAATACCGCCTTCGTCATCAGTGAAATCACATTGACAAACGCTGCATTCGTGATCTGTTCCAACATGGTCAAAGCCTTCAATCATGCGTTTTTCTCCTTAAACTTTTCCTCAACCAACACCTTGAAAATGAATGTATTTAAGTGATTTGCTGACCAGTTTGGGATCTGCTCAATGATTCCCAGAGTCTCTTTATTGGTCAGGTTCTTCCAGCGCTTCTTGGGCTTTCTAGGCTTGAATACGGGCACCCTTGGGTCAGAAAAGAACTCAGGATTGTCAGGCCATGCTGCCCATGTAAACAGCCAGCGCCACATCATTTCTTGATTGCGGCATCGGTGTTGGTACTCTGCCATTCTCAGGCAAGCTTCTTGTCCTGGCTTCATGTGTTCTTCTCCTTGAGTTTGGCTGGGTCAGTCGTAAACTTGTTACCTGTAGCAACCCAATAACCTTCACGATAACCCTCGTAGTGAGCCAGCCATCTGCCGTTTAATGCTTGCTCGCTCATGTGATCAACCTCACCGCGCTTCATGGCCTCAATGTAAGCATTCTTTCGGTTGGTCGCGTACCTTGCGGCATCTGTATGTAAAAGTTCTGCGGGTGTCATGTGTTTTTGTCCTTAAGTTTGGCTTCAATGGCTTTGACTAAATCTTTTAGATTTCCACCCTCCTCCCAATCAATTTCATCCTCATCTGTCAGCCCTACCCATGTGCGCCTCTGGTAATCAAGCATCAATTGCATAGCCTCAAGAACTTTCTTTGCCGCCTCTGTTACCTCAACATCCTCGTTCACTTCAATGCGCCTATCTGCTGTGATACGCATCACCCAACCATCCATCAATGTGTTGCTGGTGGTTTTAAATTCAATTGTGTTTGGTGTCATGTGTTCTTCTCCTTTAAGGCTTTCTCAATGGCTTCGGCATAAACTTTAAATGTCGGTGGCATCTTGTACTGGCTCATTAACAAATTGACCGCAGTAGCAGCATCAACAGATCGCAAAGCTTCAAGCCTTTCTGCATCTGTCAGACCCACCCAAGGGCGAACGTAGTCTTGAATGTCATCGTCATCCATACGCTTATTGAAGTGATACGGTTGACCCTTCTTTCTCTCTATCTCACGCTCTAAGCGCTCGAACTCGTCATCTTCGTCTGTGTGAATCATGCTTCCTCCTGTAGTGATATTGGAATGTAGATGCAGGCCTTGTCTTTGCTGTTTCTCACGTTAACACTGTTAATGTGGCTGTCAGACAATCGCTTGCAGTTATTGCACTTAGCATCAGGAACTTTTGGTTTGCAGAGTAAATAACCACCTAGCCAGCTCATTTGCCCCTCGCTTTCATCATGGCATCTGCCATTTTGTATGCGTTTTCTGCTGTTATTTGCGGATACCCATTAACACCAATAACCCCTATGTAGCGGTCTGAGCCCATGATTGACTGCATGGCCTTGGCAGCAAAGTAATCGCGCAGATCCATGCCGCCTTCACCCCCTACAGCTGTGACACGCGCTTCATTGTTAATGCTGAATGTGGGTGTTGGAAATGCTTTCATGCTTGTCCCCTTGCTCGGATGGCTTCGGCACAGGCTTCAGCCAAGTTGTACGGCGTTCCATCATTTGTCTGCTCACACACCTTTGCACACGCCTCACGCTCATGTTGTGTTACTAGCTTGGCAAACTTGTAAATATCAAAGTCATCCATGTAACGAAAACCACTTTTAAACACATCCATACTTGCTTGTTTAGCCATTTTAATAATTTCATCTTGTGTCATAGTTTCATCTCCGCCCTTTTTGTGTATTCTTCAGTTTTCCACACTTCCACCCTTAATTTGGCAGCCTCAAGCTTCCATCTAAGTTCCTCTTCCAAGGCTATGGCGCTTTT